AATTGTTGAGACTTTCGTGGTTTCGAGAACTATTTATAATGTGATAAAGTAATCTAATTTGTGTTATTAGAAGGAGATCATTTAGATGTCAGTTAAGAAATTTAAATTTGTTTCACCGGGTATATTTCTGAGTGAAGTCGACAATTCACAACTTCCTGCGATTCGTCAGGCAGTTGGCCCAGTTATTATCGGTAGAACGCGCATGGGCCCGTCTATGAGGCCAGTCAGGGTAGAGTCTCCATCGGAATTTATTCAGGTTTTTGGTAATCCCGTCGCAGGCGGAGGCGCAGGCGGAGATGTATGGAGGGAAGGAAATTTAACTGGCCCAACTTATGCATCATATGCTGCATTAGCCTATCTAAAAGCTAATGTTGGTCCAATTACTATGATTCGCCTCCTTGGGGAAGAAAACCCCGAAGCAGACACAGCCGGCCTCGCCGGCTGGTCATGCTCTGGAACGTTTGAGACGGATCAAACAACAAACGGCGGAGCATACGGCCTCTTTGTTGTGAGCAGTTCAGGCCCTGGAGCACCAGCTACAGGAACTCTTGGCGCCATTTTATATTGTAATGCAGGCGCCCTTGCTTTGACCGGCACGGCACTATCTTCTACCGTGGGCGGCATTGAACACGAAGGCGCTTGTGCCGCATTCCAGCCGGAAGATTCAACCTTCAAGCTGTCTGTCTACGGACCAGAAGACTCAACCCCGTGGAAAACTGCCTTTAACTTTGACAGAGATTCCAACTTATTCATCAGAAATGTTTTAAATACAAACCCACAACTGACAAACGCGGACTTTGTAGAGACATCTAATTTAAAGAGCAAGGAACAATATTACTGGCTTGGGGAGACATTCGAGACGGACGTCCAAGAACTCTTTGGGGAAGATATCCCCGACGCAGCAGCCGGTATTCTTATTCCGCTAGGTTCAGGATCCGAAACTCAAAAAGATGAATATCATATGAGTTTCCAATATGCCAAAACCGGGTATTTCTTTTCTCAAGATTTATCTAGTAACACAGCGACCTATAAGACGGAAGATATGGTGAAGCTTTTCAGGGTTGTCTCTTTAGACGGAGGCCGCTGGACGCAAGATAATCTCAAAATTTCTATTGAGGCGATTAAGGCTTCGACCAACACTTCTGATCCATACGGATCTTTTAACCTTGTCGTTCGTTCGGCATTGGATAGAGATAACGTTGTGCGAGTTGTTGAGCAGTTTACAAACCTAAATTTAAATCCAGCCTCAGAAAATTATATTGGAAGAGTAGTTGGAGACACATATTATGAATTTGATTATACGCAGAAAGTTCTGAGACAATTCGGACAATTTGTCAATAAATCAAAATATATTAGAATGGATATAAATCCAGATATTGAGTCTGGCCTTATGGATGCGAGACTCTTGCCCTTTGGGTGTACTGGCCCACTGAGACTTAAGACGGTCTCGCAAGACGCTGAAGCGGGCCCCGCTTATGGAGTTGTTGTGGAGGGAGCAAGCAGCTTCCTTCTTGGAACCGGCTCGGTCCCACTATGCAACCCCCCATTTGGGTCATTGACAGCCGATAGTGTTTGGATAGGTTCCGGAAGCAGTGTGATAAGTGGCTTAGAACTCAATTTCCCAGAACAACTTTTAAGATTGTCGGCTTCCGATGGTGGGATTGCAGATCCAACCGACGCATACTTCGGCCCAATGTCGACCGTAACGAGGGCTTCCTCAAGAAAGGATCGCGGATGGGGAGACTACATGTGGAGAATGCCGGAAGATGTTTTGGCAGAAGATTCCTTGTCGGGCCTCTCTGGCGATTTGGTAGAATACAGTTGGGCAGTTTCTCTTGACGATGTCGTCACGAGCGGCTCAGCAACCGCGTATTGGGAATCGGGCTCAAGGGTTGCCGGAGATTCCGCAACTTCTCAGGGGTCCTGGCAATCAGTCCTCGAAGATGGATATGACCGAATCACAGCACCGATGTATGGCGGCTTCGACGGCCTCGATATCATCGAAGCAGAACCTTTTAGGGACGGTGTCCTTAGTGCTGGCGCCCAGCTGGATACAGCCAACTACGCATTCAACTCCGTCAAAAGATCAATTGATACAGTCAAAGATCCAGAATTTGTAGAATGTAACATTATGACAATTCCTGGAGTTGTGAATGCATCTCTGACGCAACACCTAATTGATACCTGTGAAGACAGAGCAGACGCTTTGGCGATCATTGACTCGCAGGATGTTTATACTCCATTTACGGACTCAACAGAAACCTTCCAGGACAGAAATGATTTCACCGTCAGTAATTGCGTTGACAAACTTAGAACAAGGGGAATTAACTCTTCTTACGCATGCACCTACTATCCGTGGGTTCAGGTTTTGGATACAATTTCAAACCAACTCTTGTGGGCACCTCCATCGGTTGTCGCGCTGGGTACACTAGCATCTTCAGAGGCAAAATCTGAAGTTTGGTTTGCGCCAGCAGGATTCAATCGCGGAGGCTTGACAGAAGGAGCCGCAGGTTGGCCAGTAACAAACGTTACAAAGAGGTTGACTTCAAAGGACAGAGACAGTCTTTACGAGGCAAATATTAATCCAATTGCGACATTCCCATCAGAAGGAATCGTGGTCTTCGGACAAAAGACTCTACAGGTCACGCGCTCTGCCTTGGATAGAATTAATGTCCGACGCTTGCTAATTTACATCAAGAAGCAGGTTTCTAGAATTTCATCAGGAATCTTATTCGATCAAAATGTTCAAGTAACTTGGAATAGATTCTTGGGCGAAGTAAGGCCATTCCTGGCAAGCGTTCAGTCTAGACTTGGATTGAGTGAATGGAAGGTCATTCTTGATGACACAACAACGACGCCAGACTTGGTAGATCAAAACATCATGTATGCTAAAATCTTCCTCAAGCCAGCGAGAGCAATTGAATTTATCGCAGTCGACTTTGTAATCACGAGGACGGGAGCATCTTTCGATGATTAATCCAAGTAATTACATTTCGAATGACTACTTAATAGTGCGAAACGAAGCACAAGGGAGAATTAATTAAATGGCGTTTTGGACCGATGCACAATTTGAAGATCCGAAAAGAGCATATAGATTTTTGGTTGATATAGGCAGAATGCCTAATGGAGCAACTTGGTACGCCAAGAGCTGTAAAAAGCCTGAAATCACAATCTCTACAATCGAACACAACTTTTTAAATCATAGATTTTATTATCCAGGGAGAGCAGAGTGGGGCGAGGTTACAATTACCTTGGTCGACCCAGTGAGCCCGGACGCGGCAATTAACACGGCTGCAATTATTAGAGCAAGTGGATATAATCCGCCAAAAGACGTTACTGATACAACAACAATCTCCAAGCAAGCATCTGTTGCAGCGATGGGATCAGTTGTTATTTCTCAAATTAACTCTACTGGTCAAGCCGTTGAAACCTGGACTCTTTGGAATCCCTTCCTTACTGGCGCGACATACGGAGAGTTAGACTATAGTTCTGACGAAATGACAGAAATTACTCTAACCGTTCGATATGATTGGGCTGTAATCGAAACACAAACCGCTTCTGAAACTGGAGCGAAGAGGCCTGACGGAAAAGACGTTGATAGTAACACTTTCTTTAGTCCAGGCGATAGCTAAAAATATGAAATGTGAGGTGATATTTGGCTAGAGACAATTCTCGACGCACAGGCGTTGAAGACGAAAAACCGGGAGCAAAGAAAATTAGTTCTGCGCCCCCAAACATGGCTCCTTTAGATTTTTCAACCCCCACGGAGTTCGTTGAACTACCCTCGGAAGGGAGATACTATCCGGAGGACCACCCATTGCACAATGAAAGTGTGGTCGAAATCCGCCATATGACGGCGAAAGATGAGGATATTTTAACTTCGAGAGCACTCCTTAAAAAAGGATTAGCCCTTGATAGGTTTTTGAAGAATATTCTCGTGAATAAGAGTATTGACATGGATTCACTCTATGTTGGCGACAAAAACGCAATTCTTGTTGGCGCAAGAGTGACAGGCTACGGCCCAAGTTACGATACACAGATTACATGTCCAGTTTGTGCAACAACGAACAAATTTTCCTTTAATCTAGACGATCCAGAAATTTATTCTGGTGGAGAGTTCGGAGAATATGACATTCTGGAAAATCCACAGGGAACTTTTACAATTAAGACGCCGGCGACGAAGGTTGATGTCGAAGTTAAATTATTTACAGGAAGAGATGAAAAGTATTTAATGAAGAACGCTGAAGAGAAGAAGAAAAGAAAACTTCCGGAATCTTCACTAACCGATCAATTAAATTTAATGATCGTCTCAGTCAACCAAAGAGAAGATAATGTTACAATCAAATCTTTTATTGACAATATGCCCGCAAGGGACGCAAGATATCTTAGAGAGGCCTATGAAAAGTGTGTGCCCAACGTTGATCTCGCTCAAGGCTTCACATGCAGCACATGTGACTATGAAACAGATCAAATGGAGGTGCCGTTTACGACGGACTTTT